CAATATCCTGAACACGCTCTGCCTTTAAAGCTACTGCGCCTGATGAAACATTAAAGTCAGCGTCTGTAAAAGAGGCAATACCTTTGTTTGATATTGTCGCATCTTCACCAGAGATAGAGCCGCTAGTTATGTCAATGCCTTCACCTGCAGTAAAGTGAGCGCGTGTCTCTGCAGCAGAAGGGCCTGTATAGGTAAAAGCACCTGTACTATTACTATACGATAGACTACCATCACCGCCACTATCTACAACACTAAAATGCGCTCTAGTCTCAGATGCGCTAGGGCCTGTGTAATTTATAACACCTGTACCTGAGTTATACGAAAGAGAACCATCACCACCTGCATCTGTAACGGATACAGAGCCTCTTGCACGAGCAGTAGTGTGGTATAAGTTACTACTTCCTTCTGAGAGTAAATCTGTAGTATGGTTAGCTATGCTTGATGTAGTACCTGTAATATCCCCCGTTACATTACCTACAAAACCAGAAGTAGCGGTGATTGTAGTACCTGTTATTGCAGCAGAACTGGTAGCCCCAATAACTGCTCCATCAATAGTACCCGCATTAATATCTGCTGTATCTGCTACAAGACTATCAATATTAGCAGTACCATCAATGTATAAATCTCTCCATTGTTTTGAGTTACTACCTAAATCCTGAGTTGTTCCATCAGGTATAAGGCTACTTGTAATATCAGCACCAAAAGAAACAGAGTCTGTATCCGCATCTCCAAAAGTAAGATTTCCATTAATAGTTGCATTACCAACAACAGTCAGGTTCCCGCCAATCAAAGCATTTGAAATCGTTGTAAGATCCCCTGTAATACTAGCTGTTTGATCTACTTGAAGAGTATCCGTAGTTACTTCCCCGTCAAAGAAAGCATTTTTAAACTGAATCTGAGATGTGCCAAGATCTAATGTGTTTGTTGTTTTAGGATTAACATTAGTAGTAGAAACTATTAGATCTTGATTTGGCCCAACCTTTGTAATAGGCGCACCCTCACCTGCAGTACCATCATGTTTATGGCCTGTAGTAGCATTAAATGCACCTTCAACAGCATTGTATTCTGCATCAAAGTCATCTGCATCAATAACGTTACCATTAGCAATGTTGTTTGCAGTATCCTGTCTTGTGTAGCCTGCCATGTCGTTTCCTTATTGTCTATCTTCTTGGCTGTATTCTAACAAAGCCGTATCCAGTGTAAAAGTAGGGTTAGTAGAAAAGTCTTCAAATCTTAACGCTACTGTTTTACCAGAACCAATAACGTTTTTATTATATACACTATCTAACTCACCGCCAAAAGTAGCAGTATTAAAAACAGCGTTTGAAGCACCAAACAGAAATACAGAACTACCTGTACTGGATATACTCAATGTACTAGGCTGTACTACGTCTGTGTTTGTGCTGCTTGAAAAATCATACTTTAAATTTAAATCGAGATTCATGCTACCTGTAGGTTCTGCGTACAAAGTAAGCTTATAAAAGGTTTTCCTTACTTGAGGATCAGAAATAGGCATGTAAGGAGATTCATATATACACTCAATAGGAGAACCATTAAAAGAGGATCCAGATTCTAGTATATAGACGTATCCATCTTCATTTGCAAAAGAAAGGGTTTCTGTTGTACCTGTATATCTGCTGTCTGCAACAAAAGCTTTTATACCCTTTGTAGTAGACCACGAGAAGTTTCCAGCACCCTGAGAAGCAAACTTTGTTGCTATTAAACCCTTCGCCGCCTCTGATTGCTCAGATTGTACATAGCCAAAAATGCGATATTGTGCCTTTTCCTTCAATAGTACAGAACAAAAATTAGATGTTTGACTTAAAAATACATTAGCATCTTTAGCTATTTTATCAGAAGCAATATCAAGCCCAAAATCACCAATACGATCTGTAGCACTTAATAGTCTAATACCGTCAGGGGCTAGGTACATAATATCACCACCTACCTCTTGAATGGTATCCCCATTAATACAGCCAATACGATCTGTAATAGGTTGCTGTCTAAAATCAGCAGAAGTGCTACCTGTAATCTTTTTAATAGAATCAGAAGTAAAAACTATAAGCTGTTCACGAAATACAGCAAGACCTGTAATATTATTACCAATGTTAATGGATCCTGCACCGTCAGCAGCACTAAAATTATCTACACTAAAAGGTGCTGTAAAAAATAAAGTGTTACCTTTTGCAAAGAAAGCTGCACTTTTAAAGTAAGCTACATGTGAAGCACCTACAATATCAGGGCTATTTGAAGATGTCATGAATGTAGTTACATTACCGGATGTATTGTATATAGCAGGGTAATTAGTACCATCAACAAATAATACTTTATCGGAGCCATCCAAGTTAAACAAAACATGTCTGGCCTTTCCTCCATTTGTACCTGTACTGGTAGCCATAGATACCCATGATCCACCTGTACCGTAATAATATTGTGTATAATTACTTGTGTTTTTACGGGCTGCTATAATTCTACCAGAGCTTATAACTTTAAGTGCTAGAATAGGGCCAGAACCGGGAACAGTGGTATTACTATATTTTTCATATCCTTTTAATTTAGAGTATCCACCTTCTTTATTTGACTCGAAGTTTTGAAGTATAGTAGCAGAACCCACAGCATTTGAACCATGCTGTAGTGGACTGAGATTAGAGATAAGACCACCCTTAAACTCTATAGGAAATGTCTGCCACTGTGTTGCCATTAAAAATACACTCTTGAATCACGTAAATAATCTGTTCTATTGATATGTATACTTCTTAAATTTTTAAGGCTCTTATTAAATGCCTGCAATGCTAATTGTGAACCTTGATTGTCACCCCTAAACTGATATACATAATGCATAGCACCATCTACAATTAGGTAGCGGTACTGTTCTGGTAAGTTAGGAACATCTAGTGCGTTCTGCAGATCATGTGCTAAACGATAGTATTCATATACCAATTCATATGCCTTGTCAGGGGCAGGATAGAAAACCAACTCCCTACTAGGAGTACGAGAAACTACTCTTGGAACACCTCTTATATTTGCATTAGAGTTATACTCATAATCAGCATATTTGTCAAGCCATTCTTCATAAACAATATTTTTTACTTTAGTTGTTTCAACACCTAATGCTGCATCCCTCTTAATCCTAAAAGTATCCATATTTACTGTTTTAGCGTCATAAGGGTAACTGTAGCGAACTTGACCTGCAGTAAATATTTCTGTTTCTTCTGCGTGATTCCAAGGCCATTCAAACTCTTCTTGATTTATATTCCTAATAGAGCTATTGATAGCATCTTTGGCAAAACTATAGAAGCCTGAAGAGGCACTGAAATTACTTTGAGAAAGCTCTACTTCATTAAGCCTTCTATTTATGTCATTTACTAAACCTAAATAATTGTATGCCATTATTACTTCTCCTGAATACGCAAGTAAATATCTCTTTCATACTGCAGGCCTTCTCCTGTTGTTATCTGACAAGTAACAACATAACGTATATTAACAGTACCTAAACTAAATCTAGCAGTAGAAACCTTTCCGCTTATCGTTCCTGTTACAAACTGCAGACCATTTACTACATCAGAGTCTGATACACGTACTTTTTGATCTGTTTCATCTTTAATAAACCAGACAGATGCAGAAAGAGTATCATCACCTAAAAGGCGAGACCAATCAACACTATAATCTAATATTTCATCGGGGTCTTTATCAGGCCATTTGTATGCCATTGTATATCCTTACGCTGCTATATAAACAGTATTGTTTCGTGGTAAAGGCTCAATTAATATTGAACGGTTTTCTGGGGCTATATGAACTGTTGTTTTTTGTGCATTAGACGCATATGCTAGTAAATATATTACACGAGACCTTTCATACGAATCTGCCAAAGACGCATAATCAAATTTTACTGCTACGGGATCATCTAGATTTACAGAAGTAGGAACTAGGAGATTTTCTAAAATAGTATTGGCTTTACCTTTTACATTCTCAAAGGGCTGAATTAAAATAGTGGCATCTGCTGTAGTTAATACTTTATTTGCTGCACCTTTTACGGACTCAAAGGCATTTACAGATATTGTATTTTCTACTGCACTAATAGTTATGTTAGCCTGTGCATCAGCTTCAAGTAAACTAGGGGTGGCAAAAGACGAATCAACACTGGAAGTGATTATATTAGCTACACCTGTAGGAGTAAGTAATCCTTGCTCAAAAGAAGTTAAAACTGTTGGTAGTAAGGAAGTTGCCTGTGCATCAAAACTTAAAGTACCAAAAGATAGGCTCGAATCAGTGTTGGGTAAAGTTAGTACTGCAACTCCTGTACCTACTAATTGACCCTCTGAAAAGTCTGCAATGACGTTATTTACTGTTGTATTTGCTTTAGCGTTAAGACTAGAAAAACTATTTACAAAAATAGAAGATGAAGTATTCGATAGTGTAAGATTGGCTTTAGCATCAAACGCTATATTTAAAGAAAAAGTAACAGGTATTGAATCTGTAACTATATTTGCTTTTGCATCAAAGAAAACGTTACTCACGCTTAAACTTGCAGCACCAGATACCAACGCAGTAAAAGCAGCAGAGCTAGTGGTAGCCTGAGAGATAGGTGTCTCTGATATAGCTGAAAAACCAAGCATTTTTACCTCAAAAGTATGCTTCTAGTAAGTAATATTCTGTAAATACTTGCACCAAGTAT